CTCTTCTTTATCTTTACTTGGTTCTTTCATCATTAACTCATTTATACCTGCTAAAGCTAGATTTACACCAATCATTGCTGTTGTAGAGGCTACAAATGATGCAATCTTTTCACTTTCAAACATCGTTTCAGGCATATAAAAAGAAGCTACTATAAGAATAACAGCTAGAATTATTTTTTCTACAGAATTCAACTTTGAACCTTTAGGTACTGGAGTTACAACTATATCTTCCCCCGCTAAGTTTGATAGCCCTAACTCATTTTCATCTAGCGCCTCTCCTGCTAGTTTTACTGAAAATTCTCCCTGTCCTTCATCTTGTCCAAAATACTCCATAAATTCTTTTGGGCAGTTTGCTCTTACAACTGCAAATGCATCACCAATAGTAGGCGCATAAACGTTCCACTCCTCTCCTAGAGCTTCTCCTGCGGATCCTTGTAGTATTAATTTTCTATTCATTTGGTTTTAATATTGTTAAATTTTTATCTGGCAAACTAAAAATGTAAAAGTCTAAATTTAAAAAGTTGCAATTTTGCCGATCTGCAATACTTGGTTCTGACGTTGTATCTGGATGACTGTGAACGATTGCGAGAGGTTTCGATTTTAAATTTATACGCATATACTCGATAGGGTCAAATTTAAAATCATCATCACTTTTTGCAATGTTTGTTACAGGATACCACTTATGTTCGTTATTTTCTAGAACTATTACGCCACATCCTTCTCTTGGGTATTCCCTGTCAAGATGCTCGTATATCTGTTCTTTAATTGTATCGTTTAGCACCTGGAAAGCCTCCATAGGGTAGTGTCCATCTATCTACAGTCGCTGCTCTCATGTTTGAGCTTGCTGTTCCTGCAGATATAGGTGCTGAGTTGTACCTCATTGCACAAGCTGTTAAACTCTTACTGCAGGCATCTCCCATTTCCCAGAAATCTGTCTCACCCGGAGTATTTCCTTTACTAGAGTGCTTGAGCTTCCAGAGTTTTGCTTCTCCTCCTGATGTATATTCTACATAAGGATTAAGTCTATCATCTGTGTATGCAGTGTAGGTTGTGCTTGCATTATATGTAGCATATACTCTTATTCTGTTAAAGTAAGTACTATTATCACTTGGTGTTCCTGCAGTACTTTTTGTTACTGCTTTTGTGGCTTGCCAATACTCAGTAACAGTTTGACTGCCTGTTTGAGTACCGTCTATATTATACTTTATAGCATCGGTTTTTGAAGTTGTATAATACGCATCTTTTGTGAGGGTCGTACCGCTTGAAACTCCTGAATAAGCGGTAAAAGTAGAACTAGATAGAACCACTCTTTCATCATCAACATTTACCCAATTTTTATAAGTTGTACCATCTATTCTTAAACGGCCTTGATTATCTACAGTACAAGCACCTACTCTAGTACTTTCTGCTTTATCCCAGCTTGCTCCTTTATAAAGCCAACTACAAGCATTTGGACTTACGTGTCTTGCTGGTACTGTAACTCCTATAAGGTCATGAGCAGCAGCGAGTTCAAATACTACAAATTCAGCAGTTTCACTTTTTATTCTGTCTATATAGTAAACTTGACTGGGAAACTCTACAGGAGGGCTTTGATCAGAGGATTCTCCATATAAATATTTTTGAAGAGTACTTCTACGAGTTACTTTATTTCCAAGTAAGTCATCATTTGTCAAAGAGCCGATTGCGTCTCCAAAAGTTGTTAAAACATTCGCAATACTTAAAGTGGGTCTAGCAAGAGCTCCTGTGGTTGATTTTTTAAATCCTGTAACATTAATTGGAAGTGCTTGATAAGTTCGAATTGTAGAAGGAGTTGTTTTATCTCTAAATTGTACAGTTGTTAAATCGCTCTCTAACCCTGTATGAAAGTAAACAGTAGAACCCGTGCCTATCTCTAGCTCAAATACATGAACTATTGCAGACCCAGGATCCTGCTTTTGTACATCCTGTATAGCTGTATTTACACTCATGCTTCGTAGACTCTCCTAAATGTTGTTGTTACAGAGTAATAGTCTCCATATTCGTATTTTTTGTCCCATGATTCACAAACTACTTTTATTGCTACTTCGTTTCCACTTTCATTTGTGTCAGGCACAGTAAAAGTGAAGGGGGTGACTCCTCCTTTATTTTCAAAAAAAGCAACGATATCATCAATCTCTGCTTTAGTTCGAGTACTAAAACTTACTCCGTACTCCTCTTTTAAATTGTTAATTCCATCTGCAATTCTTTGTTCATAGCCATCACCAAAACGTGCTATATGCCTTACAGGTGTAGTCTTTCGACTCATTCCTTTATCAGGGCGTCTTACAGTACTTGTTAAATCAGTAAATCCTATTGCCATTTTATCCTATTCCTCCTCCGCCTAAGGGACTTAGTAATCCTCCAGGGGCTTGTTCTTTTGCTATTTGCTCTGTTACTGCTGCTTGAATAACTTGTCCAAGAGCTCTTCCAGTATCAGCGTCACTTTCACTAGTTGCTCCTTCTCCCATGTGTACGTTTACTGTTGTGTTTGCAGTTCCAGCTAGTCCTTTTCCTGATAATTTTACAGGTATTTTTCTATCTCCTGGAAGTGGAACTACTGCTTCTGTTCCATGTAAAGTTGCTCCATATCCTGACGTAGGACCTGAAGCGATACCACCTTTATTATAAGAGCGGTACCCAGGGCTATTCATAATTCCACCGCTTCTAACTGGATCTTTTTTTGCGGCTGTTTTTGTTTCTAATCCCATCATATCACCCATGGCTGTTCCCATGAGTAAGTTTAATATCATTTGTTTGGCAATCATTTTTGCCATATCTTGCAGTATACTTACTGCCATCTGTTTGAATGCTTGTTTTGCACTCATTGTTCCGTTTATCAGTCCTTCTAGGCCTTTCTGCATACCGTTTACAAAAGCATCCATTGCAGTCATTTTTAGTTCCCCCATTTGGGTATTCATTGCTACTAATTGTGCAGTAGACTCTCTTTGTAGTTCTATATTATTTGTTAATCTTGTTGCTTCTATTTCTAGTTCTGCAGCTCTATCTGTGCCTTCTCCTGCCTTGGCTGCTTCAGTTCTATTTTGAAGCATATCACTAGCGTATTTGGCTTCCGCTCTGGCAAGCTTAGCTTCAGATTCTAAAACAGCTTGGTCTTTTGCTGCTTGTCCTCTAAATAATGAAGGAGAAGACATATACCCTGCTTGAGTTACCTTTCCTGCTCCAGCAGCAGTTTCAGCAGCAACAGCAGTAGCTACCAATGCTTTTTGTTTGTCTAATTCTGCATTTAAGAGCGCTTGAGCTTGAGCTAAACTAAGAGTTTCAGTTGCTGATAATCCCATCATATCTTTAAAAGCCGCTAAGTTTTCTTGCGTAGTTTTGTCTCCAATCATTGCGTTTAAAGAACCCTGCATTGCTATCAGTTCTCGTGTATTCTCGGTATATTGATTCTGTTTCATGGAAAGTTCTGCAAGCCTTTTTGATCTACCCTCTTCTGCAGACTCCATATCTTTTAGAGCTTGTACGTGACCGCCATATTTATTTGTAAGTTCTACTACGATTTTTCTCGATTCGTCTAAAAATGCACCATTACTGTCTACCATTGCTGCAACACCCGCATAAGCAGGGTCTAACTTAGCTAATTCTCTATAATGTTCTACTAAAGATTGCCTTGTTTCATCAAGTTGTCCAGCATAAGCGCCTGTTTCATCTTTAGTCATTGCAATAAACTTTTCTAGTTTACCTAATCCGCTATTACCTGCTAAAAGTTGTGCTTTTGCTCGTGTGGAATCAAAGTTTTCTCCTAAACCTTTCCAACTTTTTTGAATCTGTGCAACTTCTTCAGTATTCCTAGTTATGCTAGTTGCTAACATATCGGCTTTTTTTCCTGCCTCTGCTTTTGATCTTTTCTTTTCGTACTCAGGCTGCATAGCTTTGCCTTTTTTAATCATACTTTCACCACCTGATTCAATCATTTCTCCGAGTCCGCCTAAGCCTAAGAATTTTCCATATTTTGAAACCAAACCTCCAAATTTTTTCATCATATCTCCAATGGCTATTACTATTTTATCGATACTATTCATTGCGTCTTTAATTGTACCGATAAACATTACAAGCATACCAATGAGACCTATAATACCTAAAGCTTTATTCATAAGTGCCCCTGTACCTTTTGCGACAGTTACCATTCCTGCCATTGATGCTTTAAAAACAGCTGTAAAACCTTTTGTGGTTGCCACTATACCAGCTCCCATTGCTTTAAAGGATAAGCCTATAGCTCTAAAAGTAATTGCACCTTTTCCTTGCATAACGGTCATAGAACTTGAAAAGTCTCTGACTATTTTTATGTCGACTCCTTTAAATATTCCTGTAGTGATAGCACCATGTTTTCTATATTGTGCTTCTGCATTTTTCAAAGCTCTTGCAAGGCCTGCTCTTTGCTGCCCACTCATTACTCCGCCACTTCGCAGCTTTTTTAGTCCTGCAGATTGAACACCTGCAAGGTCACCTTTAGCTAGTTTTTGAGCATCTGCTGCTCCCATTGCTGGAGTTTGGTTTAATGTATTATATGCTCCTTTAAAGGTTGACCCCGCCTTAGAAAACCCTGCCCCTGCGGCTCCAAAGTTGCCTCTAGCAGCTATCATTGCTTCTTGAGCTTCATTTTTTAATTGAGTAAAACTTGGAATAACTTGCTTTAGTATTGAAGCTGCAAATACTCCAAGTGCTGCTATTGCGGCATTGGTGTTATTTACAAATACTCCTGCAAAAAACTCAGCTATTGGTGCGATTCCTTTAAGAGCATCATCTGATAAGTCTGTTAGTTTTGAACCTAGTTGTCCAAATTGGTTTACGGGTATGTTATCTCCTACAGCTGCATATTTTCTTGCAGTCTGCCCAATAACTTCATTAAATACAGCTTGTTGTCTTTCGTAAGCTGTAAGGTCTTTTGCATTTTTACCGATTGCCGCCCCATACGTAGTTGTTGCCTTTTCTAATCTTAGAATGATACCCAATTCGTCTAAGAGCTCTGGCTCGGCTTTTGTTATACCTTTCAATAGTCTTTGATATGAGTCTGCAAAGTCTCTACCAAGAGCAATTGAGGCTTGTTTTGCTGCTAAACCAATTTGTGTTACTTGGTCAGCAGAGAATCCTGCAGCTACTGCAATTGAAGCAGATTCTGCAGCTTGTTTAAAATCTAGTTGAAAGCCTGTCGCTGCCTGCAAATCTCTAGAAACAGATTTAAGTGCCACACCAGTAGTATTTGCATAAGCTGTCATACCTTCTGCTTGTACACGAAGATCGGAAGCACGTTTAAGTGCTTGGAATGCTGCGTCTACCGCAAAGAGTGATGCGGCTAATGTAGCGTACGCAGGTACAAGTCCTCCAGATATCCCTTGAGACATCTTAGAGAAGTTTTTAGTTGAGTTTGACGAGGCATTGGCGGCTCCTTTGAGCCTTCTATCCATAGAGTGGGCGCCTTTTGCACCCTTATCTAAGTCTTTACCTGCCTGTTTAGCCTTTTTACCAGTTTCTTTTAAACTGCCGTCATCGTCAAACTTGACTCCTACTTTTACTTCATTTTTAGCCATTTACACTTATACCTTTACCTTGCCCTGTGGGCACTTTACTTTCTGATCTTTTGCGATCTTTTGCAATTTCGTCATTTCGAGCTTGCATTGTTAAGGAGTCGATATATCTTAAAAATAATATAACTACTTTTTGTTCTTCAACTCCTAAAGTATCTAGTAGCACTTTTAAAGCGCTCCAGTCCTTTCCAAGATAGTTTCCTCCTGCTCCATCCCATACGTCTGGTAGCAGTTGATGAATCGTTTGTGCCTGTATCACTTCAAGTGGGAAGATTACTCCTTCCAATAACTTTACTGTGTCAGGATTTGGGTCTCGATTCATCCTTTCCATAATCGCATAATATTCATTTACGTTTTTATATGGAAGGCCTCCTATCTGTCGCTCAAGTAGGCTATATATGTAACCTACTTGCTGTTCGTAAAATTTTCAAGATCACCTACTACTTCTGTTACCCAAGTATCAAAGTCGCTAGAATTTTTCATAAGTATTTCTGCGTTTTCTTGAGTATAGACAAGTTCATCTTGAAGGTCTACAGTACTTGTATCTACAAGTAATAATTGTGATACATACTCATACTTTAAACCTGACCAACCTTTTATCACTGCTTTTACATATTCAGTAAGAAATAAATCTTCATCCATTGTTTCTTCGAAAGCACGAGTTTTCTTATTAAACTTTTGCTTTAGAGTTCTATTTCTAAGTTTCATTAACTCTTCTCTTGCAAGGTAAGTTAGTTGAACTTTAAAATCTTCAAACTCAGGATAGTCTACTGTTACTGTTTTCGTTGGAGTTAACAACGAAGAGAGTGACACAGGTTGTGCTGTTGTTGTTTGTTCTGTCATGCTGGTTCCTGTTTTTAAGGGTTAATAAAAAGTATCGGGGCGGCGGGTGACCGCCCAGATACACTAGTTTACGCGTTAACGTCTTTACCTACAAATTGAAATACTGAGATTTCGTCTGTTGAGTCAAAGTCGCTTGGTAACGCATGGAAATTAGTTTCCAATGAAATTACTTCATCAATTGAATGAGTTGGTACTTCTAAATGTGCTGTTGGCATTGTAATAATACAATGCGGAGTGCCGCTTCCACCAATATCAAAACTTAAACTAAATGAGTTTTGAATATCTGAAGTTGCTTCTACGATATCCTCATAGAACTCTGCACTTGAAGTGCTACTTGCATTATCTAGGTAACAAGTAAAGTTACCATTAATAGATTTAGTGCCTGTAACGTGACCTAAAGGTTGATTTACTACACCAAGAGTTTCAGGGGTTAAGTAAGTAAGATTATTACTCATACTAATATTTCCACCTGTAAGAGTAGAAGTATAGGTTACTGAACTTCCTGAAGCATCTCCTGACATTGTTAAATCAGATATTCTGTTACGAATAAATCCTGTAGTATTTGATACACCTTCATTGATAAATGCAGTTGAAGATGATAAGTCAAGAGCTGCTTCTTCTGTAATTAATTTTCCGTTTCCAGACCAGTTTACAGTAGCAATTCCATCTAAATCAAAATCAAAAGATACATCTCCAACTGAACAATCAGCAATTTTATAAATCATCTGGTTTGCAGTTGCAGCTCCAGTTGTATAGGTATAAGCTGTTGCAGCTTGAGATGCTCCCATTATGAAGAATAAGTCAAAAACACCTACAGTTGCTTTATTTGCTCCTGTTTGAACGATATCTAAGTTAGTAGTATCGGAAGTAATTCCATCATTTACTGTTTGTCCAAAAAACATCGCCCATAGTGCTTCTGTTACTTCAGCATGTGCTCCATCAGTAGCACTTGCCTTTCCTGATGTACCTTTTGTACCTCCAGCAGAAGTAAAAGGCATCATATAAGTAGAGAAACTCCACTCAACTGGTGCGTATGAGTCGTTAAACATTGCACGACCTCTTCTACTCGCTCCTGCGGTACTTTGTGCTTCATTCAAAGTAATTTCACTAGTATTTGTTGCTTGAGAAAACGAATAACCGTCTAAGACAGGTATATCATAGTACATGCTTTTTGTTGCTGCAGCTGACTGCGGCACATGTGCTATGAGTTTCGTATCTCTAGAAAAATACAGTTTAGTTGCCATTATAGTCTCCTATTTGGCTTGAAAAGCGAATACGTTTGCTTTTGCTAAAGTACTCGGTTTTCTAATAACGCACCTCTATTATCATTTCGCCGATGCCGAGAGGTGCAAGCACTCCTTCGTCAGTATCTATTGATACTACCGTAATTTGTGCGACACCAGCGCTTCCGTATGAATCGGAATAAGTCATTTGATTATTATTATCGATTACATACTCTACATCTTCGAGTAATAAACCTAAAGCCTCTGTTGGGTCTTCTTGATTTACATAACATCGAATTGTAACTGTTAAAAATCTCCACTTTTGTCCGCCTCCATAGTACTCTCTTGTTTCTGTACCTGCGGACAGATGTACAGCTGGGTAAGTACTAATTTCGTCCCAGAACTTCATCTGAGGAAATACTTGATTTGAGAGTGTAGTACGATAGTCTCCTGTACCATTGATATCCTTTAGTTTTACAACTAAGGCATCTAATATTTGTGATCGTCTTGTCGATATACTTCTTGTCATTATACTCTCTTAGTCCTTACTAGACCATATTTTGTACCCATTATTTCTTGGGCTATTTCTCTAATTGTTCCACCTATAATTTGTTTAGGGTCTCTACCTCTGCTTGCAAGTGGGTTGCCAAACTCAGGTTCGAAGACCGAATATGGGTCTTTTTGATATGTGTACCGTATTTCTACTGATCTAGGCATTGGTACCACTTGAGTAACCTGAGCACTATCAGCAAACCTACCTGTTCTATATTCTAGTCTACGAGGATAGGGGCCCATATTATCTGCAACCTCTTTTGGCAAAGATTTATTTAACAACTGTTGCAACCCAATCGGATTAATTGAAGTTCCTCCGCCTCCAAGTCCTCTGGAACTTCCACCACCCCTTTTTGTTGCTGTAGCTGCGGCTGCTTGTTGTAAATTTGCTTTTGTTATTTTTCCTGTTTTACTAACTTGTCGCTTTCCTCCTACTTTAGATTTTGCTCCCTGTCTTTTTTTCTTTGCTGTTTGTCTTACAGGTTTTGATTTTTTGACCGTAGTAGTAACTCGTACATTTTTATTCTTTTTTAAAGTTTTAACGATTGGTTCAACAGTTGCTCCCACAATTGACTCATTCATTCTTTCTCTCGGAGTCTTTTTGGAGCCTTTTCTCTCTGCCCAATCTGCCATTACCGCAGGATTTCCTAAATTTTGAATTAGTAACCTTCTTACAGTTTCTAAATACTCTCGAATTCCATTGGCATCAGCGTACCTCATTAAACTATTTTGTCGCTGCTGCCCCATGAGAATAGACATAGTTATTTTGTCTCTGAAATGTTTAATGTCACTAAATTTTATATTTTCTACTCGGTACTCTGTATCTAAATAATCTTGTATTTGTTTATAAGTTTCAACATAGCTTTTTTCCATATGTGAAAAAATCCAATCTTGTAAATTTGCATTAACATCTTCTTCAAAGCCTAGAAGTGCTACGGTGCTCGCACTTTTTCCTGTTGAACTTCTTTTATCAGTGGTAAGCTGGGTTTGTACTTCTGGATTCAAACTTCCTGAAGGTATTCCATGAAGCCTATTTCCAGTATCTCTTTTTCCTTTTCTTAAGGTTGCAACAACAGGATTAGCAATATTTCCAAGTCTAAGACCTAGTTTTTTGTAGCTTGAATTTGCTTTAGTATTTCTCCAAACATCTCGTGCATACTCGCCTATCAACTCTCTTGCAATTTGAGGCGTTGCAGTTGTTCCTCGCTTAATACTATGTTTTGCATACCATTTAAATTTACCGCTGTTTCCAACATATTCTACTGTATAACCTACTGTTTTTGAATGATAAATCCTTCCCCCAAATTTACCACCAAAGGCTCTTTTCCACTTTTTTCTAATATTTGTAGGATTATAAACGCCTGCATAAGCTTTAAAAGCCTCTTTTTCAATGATAGCGCGGGCTTCTTTGTATTCTTTTAATCGAGCCTCTTTATTCTTTCCATAGTTTGCATCTCCTATTATTCCCTTTCTTTGAGCCTTTATTATTATTTTCATTAGCTCTTCTCGAACATACCCCTGTATCCAAGGTTTAACATAGGTTACTTGATGGACTCGAGTATCTCCAAACTTTTTACGAAAATGTTCCATTCGCTCTTTGTCAGGAATTTGTTTTATTAACCAGTCAATGGTATTGTCTATAGCCATTATACTATATCTATAATTTTATAAAGGTCGAGTACTCGTTTGATGTGGTCTGGAAAGCCTATATCATTTCTGATTGAAGTACTACCTTCATTTCTTAGGGTGGTTCCAGCAATTGAACGCTGTGTTTTATATTCTTCTTTCAAATAGTACGTAATTAAGTCATATACTGCAAGTTTTAAATCAGCTGGTACAGCCGAATACCCTGCGTTGTATGTGACAGTTACTGCTCCGAACCCTTGTGGGAAATAGTCGACTCCTCTATCGCCATCTATTCTTCTAATACGATCATGTTCTGTATCTACATAGTAATGTGTATTCTCAGTTAAGGTGGTGTAGCTATCAGCTATTGAGCTTCGTTCTTTTACGGAAGAAACAGCAGTGAGTGGAGATTCTGTGACAAAAACCTCCGATGTGAGTTTATCCTCTATATCAAACTTTTCTAGCTTAGTAGCAGAATAGTAATCGATTATCGAGTGTCCACAATATGTTTTAACCATTTGACTCACAGACGTAACCAAGGTATCGATTTTAGCATCGTCCTTGTTATGATCCATTTGTTTGTAAAGTTTATAGTCTCTTGTAGTAACTAGGTTTGCCATTTTGTGTCCTTTAAGTGAGGTGAAACTTGGAGGAGCCTTTACTCCCCCAAGTCACCCAGCATATTTCTTTATACCCGCGTAGCGCGGTGTAAATTAATTAAGAAGCTTTATACATTAGTCCCCACTTAGAAGTAGCACCATCAATTAGATCGATGAAGCCAAGTCTTTGTGAAGCCACTAGTACTCTTCTTTGGTTAGCCACTTCGTAATCTGACTCTACAGTCACACCACGTAGTCTTGGCATAACGAAGTTTCTAGGATATACTGCAATCGCGTGGAACTTAGATACAGCAGCCGATGCGAACTCGTCACAAACGATTACTCTTGATCCAAATACCGTTCCGATTTCCCCAGATAGTTTAGTAGCCATGTCGCCCACTAAGTTAACATCTTGGAATTCAGCATCTTCTAGAAGTTGATAGTATCCTGTTTGAGATACTACGTAAATTACGTCTTCTGGCTTTAAGCCATATTTGCCCATGTTCTTTCTAGCAGCTAAAAGTTGTAGCGCTGTTAAAGAATCAGAAGCAAATGCTGTAGAGGACTGTGTGTAATCCGAATCGTTTCTTGCTAAGTGCAATAATCCTTCGAATGTTGCTCCACTTGTGCCGTATACGCCATCAGCGTCATCACCAGCAAGTATAGCATTTTCCACGCCTCTAGCGTGTGATCTGATCATAGACTCACGAATCAATGGAAGAATAGGCAAGATTGCATCTTCTTCTGTTTCGTTTCCTAAGTACGATTGAGAGATCAGTTTTTTGGTTGTAAGAGTTCTTTCACTCATTACTATACCAGCACCATTTGCAGGATCGTAAGCGTCACCTCTTGGGTCTAAGTTACCGTGAGGAGCTGATCCTGATGCTTGTGCATTTGAAGTAAATTCAGCATACCCAGCATCTGGTAGGATTGGTAAGATTTGAGTAGCAGAAGTCATAGCTATTTCCCTAAATAAAGGAGCTAGTACTAGTTCATTCTGTATGTCTCTTTCAATGTTTGTTGAAACAGTTTGCTCAAAATCTGCAGATGAAACATCAATACCTGAATGAGTATTAACTTTTTCCATTGTAGCTTGTGCAAACTTAGTGTTAAGCCCTTTACCAGTAGCTTTACCAAGTAGCCATACATCTTCTAAATCCGAGGCATAAGCGTCTAAACCGCCGCCTTTTTGCCTTTCACCAAAGATTCTTTTTGATTCTCTGATTTGTTGGATTTCTTCAGATTTTTCTTTGAGTTCAGCTTTTAAGCTCTCAACTACTTCTTCAACGTTAGAATATTGACTATCGATGCGTTTTTCTAAGTCAGAAACTAGAGTTTCTGCACCAGAGGTTCCTGCTTCGATAATAGCTGTTACTTCAGCTTTCTTTTCTTCGAGTTTTGCATCTTCGACTGCTTTTTCTTCAGCTGCCTTCTCTGCGATTTCTTGTTCCTCAGCTAAAGCTTTCGCTTTCTCTTCGGCTTGTTGCATCGCGATGGCTGCTGTAGTTTCTTTAGCAACGCTTTTTGCAAACTCTTCAAGATTAAAGTCTTTATTATCTGACATTTTATTTTCCTTGAAGACAGACATTTTGTCTGTATCTTGAGGCTGCTTAGCCTCGGTTGGTTTGACAAATTGCTTTTTCCACTCTTCATATTCTGATTGAGTGTCAAAAGACTTCGCCACAGAGAAGGTGGCTGCTTGATTAGCGGGTACGGATACCACGCTTACTTCAAACAACTCCGCATCTTTAATCAAGTACCCATCGCCGCTTTCCATATAATCTGCGTCTTTAACGCGGAAACCGACACTGAATGCTCTCAGAATACCCTCTTTCACTAAATTAGTTACATCACCAGCACTTTTTGACAGGTTTGCTGTAATCTTTAGTCCCTTTTCGTCAGTCTCTAATGAGGTGGCTCTGCCGATAGGTTTGTTGTAGTCATGGTTAAAAAGTATTATTGGATTATTTGAAAAATTATCCAAACCACCCTTCTCCCATGCTTCTTTATTAATAACATCTCCTGCACGATCTGTGTCGTTAGTGCTGGCATATCCTTTGATATTAACACTTCCATCTTCGTTGGGGTCAACGGATTTGAAAGTTGATGTTAAATTAAAAATCTTTTGCATAATTATTCCCCTTTGCTTGCCTTAGGCTTTGGTGTAGCCTTAACAGCTTTCTTTTTAGGAGCTGGCTTTGGCGCTGGTTCTGGTTCCTCTACAGGATTTGCCTTTGCCCACTGCTCAGGAAAGTTTGTTTTTATCATTGAAGCTACTCGCGACCAAGATCCAAAAGGTCTTTTAGCGATTACGAACCTCATAGGCACATCTTCTGCAGCCTTATATTCAGCTGCTGATAAGAACTTACCTTTCTCAGCGAAATAATCAGCTAGTTGCTTTAACATTTCTTTTTTATTCGCCATTATTTTCTTCCTCTTGTTCAGGTCTTCCACCTTCCGATGGATTCGCTGCTGAGCCTGCTATATTTGCAGGCACTCTTAAGTCGTCATGCCCTTCTAACGGCTTCATTCTCATTGCTTCTCTGACTTCGTTCGGAGTCATAATTCCAGTATTAACTAAAGTACTGTAATATGCTGCCGAATCTTTCAGTTCGGGCTGTAAAGCAGGAATATTGCTTACATCTTCTGAAAGATCGAATCCAAAGAAACGCTCAAATGCAAAGTTTATTTTTCTTACTATAGGTAGTACTGTTTCTAAGTAGTATAGCCTATGGTTAGGTCTAATATTTGCATTGTTCCCACTATCCAATAGCAATGGCGGTACGCCTATTGCTTGTAGTATAATCTTTTCGTTCGCCTCGATAGCTGCTTGGAAGTCTAGATCTTTAAAATTAACCTCCGTTAAATTATCTATTTCTAAACCACCATCTAATATTAGAGGTCGTCTCCCTCCTGTGCTCGGGTTGTAACGGGCTCTCCAAGCAGCTAGCATACGTTCTTTTATCTTTTCACTAAGTGTGTTTGGACTTTTCAGTACTAATCCTGGTACTGCTCCATTCTTAAAGAAGTTGTCCTGAAAATTTCTCATACTGGCTAAAAGTTGCATAGTTCTATATGCTGGTTTTAGTCTTGGAACTCCCCTATAAATGGAGTTGAATGAGTTTTCTTTTATATGTATTATTTCACTTGGTGAATAATCGATAATCCCGTCATACGTATACTTGTTTATATAGGTTTTTTCGTCTGTTTCTATGTAGACATTTTCGGCAGGTAAGTGATACATGCCGTTGCCATCAAAATAAATAAATATGTTACCATCAATTAATAAATCAATTATCAGATTTCTTTTAAAAGTATTTATGTCTTGAAATGGATTCGGTTGTATATTTAATAAGTTATTAACAGTAACTTTTCTAATATTTTTAAATACAGGATTTAGACCAGGTATTTTTGGTCCAACATCACTTGGTATCTCTGCAACGTCATCTACAACAATATTTACTGCACGGTTTACTACTTCTAGCTTTTCATAAGCGTCACGATATCTAGTGACAACTTCTCTGGACTCAATAGTTAAACCCTCCTCTCTACCAATCAGGTATTGAGCAGGATTATTCTTTTCTTCATCGCTATAAATGTTTGTTTGTCTACCTAGTAGTCGATCATACCATGCCATGTTTTTCTCTTTGCTTTTGTACCCAACGTTTTTGTTTTTGGGCTGTGAATAATTTGGGTCGTTTTCCATAAATGGAATGTAATCTTAAATGATGATTATGACAAAGAGTTACAGCCTCTTCGTATAGTTCTGCGATATGCTGCTCTATAAATGTATCTCTAACTTCCATTATTTCTTCAGCGCTATCAATATTCAATTTGTTCTCTCTTAGCCACTTATCAAGTAGTTCTGTCATTCCGTAGAAGTGATGAAAGTCCAGGTTTTCCGTACTTCCGCAAATTTGACATTCCGTTCCCTTGTCGTATTTTGACTTTGCTTTGTCTCTAACGTATTTGACTAAGTCTCGCTTAAGATTCATTTATTTTTCTCTTATCTTGTATTATACTAAAATACCACGAAAAAGTCAAGAAACATTTTTTCGCAGGTCTGCTTAATTTAAAAAGTTGTTGCTGATGTCTCGAAAGTATACAGTGCATATCTTAGGGCGTCTGACATATGAGAGAATCTATCGTGTTTTGGCTTTTCTTTCATAAGATTCGGATTTGGATCCCACTGATATTGGTCTAAACATTCAAGAGTGTGGAAGCACTTTTGATCCACTATTAGTTTATTATTGTCTACGATACTGGCTACTTCTCCTATGCCATCAAGTACTGATTTCTTTGCATTAATGGTTGTAACATCATAGTTTTGTGCAAAGTCAAATCTTGTTTGCTGAGCTGCTGAATCAATGTATATCCAGTCTATATTGTGTTTTTCCTGTAATGCTTTTATTTCTCTAGCGTGTTGTTCTGTTGTTCGTTCTGCATCTAAGTATTCATCTAGTACATAAAAGTTTCCTGAGTCCCAATCATATGCAATTACACATAGAGCAGTTGGATCTTTGTACCCAACGTCTAGTCCTGCTATGACATCCATTTGACTTGTATCAAGTTCGCTAAGGTCTGCTACACACTTCTCATAATCAAATGACCATATCTGACCTTCATAAGTATTAAAGTCAGCCATGTATTCTTGTGCAAACTCTGCTCCTGACATTGATTTCTTTGCTTCTACAATGTCTTCTTCACTAAAACGAGGATTTTCATGGTATGTTGCTCGAATAGAACACCATTCTTTAAACTCATCTGAGAATCCACGATAGAAGAAGTCTGCAAACCAATTATTTCTTCCACGAGGTGTAGATATAAATATTGCTTTACTGTTATCCTTATCTAGCGTAGGACGAAGCGCTACATTAAAAGCATCTCTGCCATCTACAAGTGCTGCTTCATCAAAAATAATTAAATCATATGATCTACCTACACAAGAGTCTACCTGATTGATTGACCCCATACGAATTGTAGAACCGTTTGAGATTTCAATTACTCTGTCTTTTGCATTGTCTTTGGTAACTTCTAAATCAAAATGCCTAATCAGCTGTCTTTGTAAGTCAAAGGATATTTGAGATAAAGAGTAGTTAGGTGACATGATAAGTATGTGCGTATTCGGAACAAGCGCTGTAAGCTGTCCGATTATGTTTGAAATGTAAGTTTTTCCTTGACGTCTTGATACGGCTCCGCATACAAAACGATACTTTGGATTATTGATTGCATTTATAATTGCTATCTGAGATGCAATAGGCTCGACTCCCAATAGATCCATATACGGTTCTATAGGAAGTTTGATAAACCTATCTTCGGATTGATAAGAGGTAAGCTCTCTTCCCTCTACGTCTTTGCGACTAATTTCTAACGTCAATGTACTGTTGTGTTATCTGATGAATGAATAATTTGATGTGATTGGGCAAGATGATATAGATACAAGAATCCGCCACAGAGGGAAGCCATCTGTAGTTGCTCTGGTTGGAGTTGGCCCGTCTTGTGAGCTTCTTTATCTACTTTTTCTAATACTTTTGATGCTGACTCCGAAAGATTTTCAAGCCAACTCGCGTCCAAATATCTTAAATCTATATCTTCTACCATTTTACTTTATTTGCCCAATATGCTGCGGACATTTTTCCTTTTCTTATGTTTCTTCTATGTCTTGCTTTGAATGAGGCTCTTTTACGCTTCATTCTAGCGGACTCACCTTTCTTTGGCTTGCCTGCTGTTTTTGCACCTTGTTGACCGAAACGGATAGTTTTAACTTTATTTCCAACTTTCGCTACAACTATGTGCGACTTCTTTGGGTGTCCAGGAGTTCGTTTTGGTTTGTTATAACCACGTACACCTGCCCTTTTAAGTCTAGAGTCTTTTTTTCGACCTCTTTTTCTTCTTACCGCCATTCCTGTACCCCGATGCGTAGATTGCTCTACCTTGGCGCTCTGCTGCCTTTTTTGTTTTGTAAACCTTACCTGATTTACCCCAACGATATCCTCCTTTAACCTTTCTTACGGGCACGTCTACGTCTCCTTCCTCTCTTTGCTACAGTTTTTACATAAGTAGGCTTTCCACCTATGCCCTGTCTCTTAGATCTTTTCCGTCTAACGGCTGATCGAATTTGACTTTTACTCATACGTGCTGCTCGTGAAGCAGGTACGCATTTTGGATATCCTTTACGACCTTTCTTAGCTTTCTTTCTGCCACATTTTTTGTAGCCTCCGCCTTTCTTTGGTCTACTAATATCTACCCAGTTTTGGGAAAACCATTTGCCTAAACCACCTCTAGCCACGACGATATCTCCCTCCAGCTTTCTTATACTCTCTTACAAGATAAGCATTTGCATAAGCACTTGGATAAACCGCAAACTTTCTTTTTGTTTTTGCTTTTACTCGTGCATATAGCTTTTTATTAGTAGGAACATTCCTTGCTCTTTTAGTCGTAGTCTTACGTCTACGTCTTTTTCTAGCAGGCATGATGCTTCCTCATCTTCCTTTTCTTGCCTCCACGCTTTTTACCGTTTTTCTTAGGTCTTCCACGTTTACTTCCGTAAGTTCCTTTACCACTTGGCATAGTTAACTCCTTTTGCCCAATCTCTGAGCCCTGGACTTTTTGTACTTCTGGTACTTAGTCCTTCGTTTCGATGTTACCCTTGATTTTAAATACTTCTGATATGCGGATCGTCCTCTCGTAGACCCACGAGTATTTCTTAATTTTTTTCTTACCACTATCCTTCGGTAAGAACTGCTGTACCTTTTACTTCTGCGTTAGCAGCAAATACTTGGTCAGTAGTCTTTTTCTTTATGATGACGGTTTCTCCGCCAGCTAAAGAAAGTGTTCCTAATGTGGCGTCTGCTGCATTAGCAACAGTGATAAGACGCACAGTAGTTCCTACATTGATTAGCCTAACGTCAGTTGACCCGTCGAATGTAGAGGCGGCACCAACAGTAGTTCCACAAGCTGTTTCTGTGCCTAGAACTCTTAAAGCTCCCATGTTATTTCTCCTTTTCTTGCTTGTCCTGTGCTTCCGCTCTCACTTCTGCATAGGTCTTTGATTTTTCTTTAGCGGTAATCATTTTGTCATGGATATCTACATTGCCGTCCCAGTTCTTATCTGATCCGTTTAAGATATTCCACGCTTTTTTAAACCACTTAGTCATTTTCCTTTAAAGCCTCTTCAGCTTCCTTTTTTGTTTTAAATTTATGCAACTTACCTGCAGCATCACGAAACTTCCATAGTCCTCTACTTTCATAAATTACTGTCTCTGGTTTCTCGGGAGCTGCAGCTTCCTTAGAAGGTGTTGCCATCTTGGTATCATATTCAACCATCGCTACTCCTATAATTATCTTTTCGTCTATAGTCTGCTAGTGCTTTCGCTATAGATTCTTGTGCTAAAACGGAACAATGTAGCTTGATAGGTGGGAGATCCAATACTTTAGCTATTTGTTTATTTGTGATGTTCTCCGCCTGTTCCAGCGTTTTGCCCCTTAGCATATCTACTAACTCACTCGAGCTCGCTATCGCTGAGCCGCAACCGTAAGTTTTAAACTTTACATCATTTATGATGCCCTTTTCTACTTGCAACTGTAACCTCATGACATCTCCACAAGCTGGAGCTCCAACCATTCCTGTTCCTATGTTTGGATCATTTGGGTCGAATCTTCCCACACTATGTCCGTCTGGGTTTTTGAGTACGTTTTCGAAACGTTCTACTACTCTCTTTGAATATGCCATTATAACATTGTATAGAACGTAAACGTAA